AAAATTTACATGGTGATTTATTCTCTTGTATAGAACTTTTGTTTTTCCGTACTTTTTGGTCTATTTTCTATTTTTTGCCATTGTTCGGCAATTTTTTTCTCCATTTGAGATGATTCTCCTTTACAATTTATAGAATACAAAGCATTTGTTTGGGTTGTTATTACTAAAAAGCCGGCTAATATCAACCATATAAATTCTCCGACAAGATCGCGTAAACTTACCAAATTATATAATTTGGCAATATCTTCATGATTTTTATTAAGAGAATATTGTTTTTTAAATAATTTTGGTAAAGCTGTTTCTTCCATCCACTCATCCCAATTACCAGGCGTTATTTCATTTATAATAAGTGAAGGATCATTTTGAACATATTTTAATATTTCTTTCATTTCTACACGTGATTCTTTAGCTTTTTCTTTAGCTACTGCTTTTGCTGCAACAACAGCTGGAGATGGTGGAATTGGTGGTAAAGCTGGGGGTGCTTTGTCTGCTTTCCCCTGACCTCCGCGTTGACCTCCTTGTTGACCACTTGATTTTGGCGGTTGTTTGCCTACGATTGGTTTTCCCGTTTCTTCATTTCCTTTATCCTTTGTTGTTTTTATCATTTTTCGTAATATATCTGTAACACCCATCGTTTTTATAACTGTATATCCAATAGTATTTGCGAATGGTGCTTTCCAACCTGGTAAGATTATTAGAAGTCCAAAAATTAACCCAAACATCAAAATATTGGGAACAACGGTAAATAATAAGGCTTTACTCCGCTGTGTAGTTCCACATATAATTTTTGTATGTTTAAGATTAATATAATATTGTGAAATTAAAACTAAAAGGATATATACCACAGAAACAATTTTTGAAACCCAGGTAAAATTTCGCACTTTAAAAGCGTCAGTAGTAAACCAACGAACAGCTATATATATGGAAGTAAGACTAAAAAAAGCAAATAGAGCTAGAAATGGAGTTCCTGTTGCCATCTTATATACAACTTTTAGAAAAAGTTGTTTAAAATAACTTTTTTTTTTTGGTTTTATATATGATTTACGATTTTAACCCAACTTTAATCGAACCTGGAACTAGATATTTTTTAAAAGAAACGCTCAAAAAATGTAACCTGAAAAAAAATAATTATTATAGTGGAGTTTTAAATTTTTCATTGCTTATCTTTTTTTTATTGATTTTAGGCGGTTTTCTTTTTTATAAACACAAAAGCAGATTAACGCCTAAAGAGAAGGAAGAAAAAAAAAGGACAGAACAGGAATATATTATGACGAAACTTCGTATTTTTAATGAAGAGGCTCAACGCCAACATAATTTATTAATAACAAATTTACCTCGCTTTGAAAGTAATGTTCCTGACAATTATATTAAAAATCCTGTTCCGAAAAATTATAGAAAGGAAAATATTCCAAATAATTATATTAAAAGTTTTGATAATTTTTATAAGGTATAATATATGGAGTCTACTGGAAAACTCACAAAAAAACTTGTTTTACAGACTGCAGATATGCTAATAGAAAGAAATAATAAACCTTGCAAAGATTTTCATTTGAAAATATTTCAACGTAAAGATGATCCAATGAGAGTTGATTTTGTATATTTCCCCCCTGAAAAATATGAAAAAACTGTTGAAAAACTTCAAAATACAGCTCAAATTGAACAATTTTATGAAATATTAGAGAACCAAGGAGAGGAAAAACCGTGCGAAATATCTAAATTTGTTTTTAAAACATTATATTCAGCATTAGATAAAGAAGAATTATATATTTTAAAAAAAAGCAAAAAAAAAAGCAATCTTGGAAAGAGAGAAAAAAAGGTTAACAAAGGTCTTGAAGAATATTTAATGGCGTTTAACAATTTTTTAAAAGCAAAAAAGAAACATGATAAAAAAATTCGTGATTTTAAAAGAAGATTAGATCCAAACTTATCAAAAGAAGAAAAAAGGGAAAAAATAAGAAAATTTAGACCTCAGTGTTTAAAATGTAAAAAAAAAGTGGGGAATATTTTTATGAATAAGGGTGGAAAATTAGAAATTAAATGTGGTTCTTCTGATAATCCATGTGTTATTAAATTTCAGGTTGATAAACCACAAATTATTAATTTAAAACAAGAAATAGAAACTTTGTCAGCTTTAATAAATAAGGTAAAAGAAAAAATTATTAAAAGCAAGTTAGATTTTTTGTTTAAATTAAAAACAGAGGAAGTTGTTACCGAAGACTTTAATTCTTTGAAAGAAGAATATAATAATCTTAATGCAAAGTTAATTTCTTATCAAATTCAATTAGAAGATCAGACCAATATCGAGGAAAGAGATGAGCAACTTGAACTTGAGAATATTAAATTACAAGAAATGATTAAATTATATTCAGACAATATTAAGGAGTATAGGTCCACCGAAGAAAAAGATAATTTAACGGGTGCTATTGAAACATATATTAATGAAATCATTCCAATTCAACAAAAAAAAAGGGTTTTACAAAACCGTTTTATGGGAATAACAAAATTATCAGACAAACATAAAAAATGGTTGATAGATTTTGAAGCTGGAAAATTTATTAGTCTCAGTCAGGGAGAAAAAGGAAAAACTCGTCTTATTCAAAAAAGAAATCTTTTTACTGATCTTGAATATGTTATTTCAAAATAATCCTATATATATATATATGGTAAAGATCTTACATTTTTTTGATGTAAAGGCTTTTATAATCAGTTTAGCTGTTGGAATTTTTTTTGTATATATAAGTTCTCCCGAGCCCCAAACTCTTTACATTTACCCAACGCCCGATAATGTGGATAAAATTTTATATAAAGATCAAAGCGACACTTGTTATAAATTTACTGCTAACGAGGTTTCCTGTCCGACCCGTAAATCAGAAATAATGAAATATCCTATACAAGCAAAAATAGAAGGAGCTGAAATAAAATGATCTGTAATTATATATGCATATTAGAAGATTGATTTATGGAAAATATTCGCCATATGTTATTTCTGTAATTTTAGGTGTTGGGCTTTCTTGTATGTTCAGACGTGTTTGTAAAGAACGAAATTGTTTAGTTTATAAAGCTCCATCTCTTGATAAAATAGAAGGAAAAATTTATCAATATAACAATAAATGTTATAATTTCACACATGCGGCGCAAACATGTAATTCAAATAAAAAAATTGTTCAATTTGCGTAATTTACGATCTCATTTATTATTAATATTATATTAAATGAGTGTGGAATGTTCAACAACTAACATTTCTGATTTACCTGAAATTCAACTAAATAATTCTTGTCAAAGAGGAACACAAAAAATGAGGGATGGTCAAATGGTTTTAGAAACAAATGAATTAAATAAGGGGACGGCACTTCCTCCACAATTAACTCCAGAACAAATGGAACAATTGACACGCCAAATACAAAATATAAGCAATAATGGTGGGACTGAACTTCCCTCTAGAGATATACCTATGCAAACCAATCATATTGTTCAAGATACTCAGGTTAAACCTAATTATGTTCCAGAACCTCCACCAGAAAAACGCGATTATATTAAAGAAGGAGAAGTAAGAGAAAGAATTATTAGAGAAGAAATTCGTAAACGGTATGAAAAGCGCGAAAAAGAAGATAAATTTTATGAAGAATTACAAACTCCCATTTTTGCAATGATTTTATTTTTCTTACTACAAATGCCTATTGTTAAAAAATTAATGAAAAGATATGTTCCTCAGTTATTTGCTAGTGATAATCATTTTACTTTGGGAGGTTATATATTTATAACAAGTTTGTTTGGGTTAAGTTTTTATGGTATTCAAAAAATAGTCAACTATTTAACTGAATGGAACGCAAAAATTAATGAATTTTTTGATCAAAAATCAACCATGTAATTTTCAAAAACACCAGATTATCCCACATTATATGAATTTTTTGACTCAAAAGGTGGGGTGTGTTGATGTGCGGTTGCTGAGTGTCCGCCGGGTACAGCCATTAATTCATGATGTCCATCTGCACCTGCAGAATCATTTGCTTTTTTTCCGTAACTTCCTTTCTCAGGAACTTTTGGTCCAAAATCAGCAGGTTTTGGGTCGCTTGGAACTCTCACCGATTCTCCAAGATCATCATGCCAGGCGGGTGGATTTGGAGGACCACCCTTAATTAAATCATGTGCGTAATTCATATATGTTACCTTATTTCCTTCTATTGCACCCGGAGTTGAACATAAACTCATATTTAAGGGAACTAAACAAAAACCCTCAATACTTTTGAAAAAAGTATCACAAAACAAAAATATTACAAAATATATTAACCAAAAATTTAATATTTTTTTCATTCCTTTCTTCATTATTATTTAACGAGATTATTCTTCCAAATATTAACACATCTTTTTACTAAATTATTATCTACATATAATTTTTTTTGTGCCTTCTCCATATCTTTTAAATATTTCTTAGAATTTTGTAATATATCTTTTATCAATAAAATATCTGATTTTATATTACCACTTAATTGAATACAACAATTAGGATAATAATGTTCTATATATTTCGCACCCCAATAAATAGGAATTGTTTTATTTTTTAATGGATTTTCAAACTTTTCAGTTATATAATGTGGATATTTCATGTTTTCAATTGCAATTGTAAATTGATAATTTTTATATGGCTCATTGTTTTTAAAAATACCTTTAATTCGCGAATCAGAAGAGTTTAAATAACCACACCCACTTCCCCAAATATCAATTGGAAAATTACTTTTTAATATATTTAATACTATTTGTTTTCTTAAAGAATATCCATATCCTTTTTCTAACCATAATCCTTGAAAACTCTTTGCAGAAATCATAATTGACATTTTTTTAGTCTTATTAAAAGAGATTTCTCTTGGAATTTTTCCACTTGTTCGTGAACAGTAAAAACCTAAAAAGGGTGGTATATTAGGTATACCTGTATTTTTAACTCCACCAATTAAAAATTTTCCAATATATTTTTTACAATATTCAAAAAAAGCATTTTGATTGGTATTTAAATTAAATTCAAATGTTACATATCTTGGACATTCCAACGTGCTTCCAACAACATTTTTTTTATTTATTTTTAAATTGGGACGTATCTTTTCTGGCCACAATAAAATAGCATGAGTATAATTATTACCCCTTGTAATAATAAAATCCTTACCATAATTGGGTAAATCACAACCACAATTTGAATCGGGGAAAAATTTAATAATTATCATATATATATGCCAAGAAGATCTCCAACAAGAGGAAAATCACATTTGCGTGCTATTTCAAAACATAAAAAAAGCCGCAAAATTAAAAGAAGAGAAGAAATAAGATCAAGAAGATGGCGTCATCCTAAAACTGGCGCAATGGATAAATGGGCAACGATGCGTGCAAGAAAGAGAGCACAAAGTGTAAGAATAAGTAAATGGTTACAAAATTTAGATAAAACAATGTCAAGGCGAAGAAAATTTACAATCGGGAAAAAGGTTGATGATTTAGCCACATTGTTAGGAAAAATGTCTGTTAAAAAAAGCCGTTCTACTGCAAAAAATTTAAGCAAATTATTTAAAACAATGTCTGTAAAAAAAACAAAAAGATCACGCAGAAAAAAATATTAAATATATTTAATGGATAAACCAAAAAAAGGAGATAAATGTTTCAAAGAATTTAAAGAAATGATTAATTGTATTAAACAAAAAAAAACCACATTAAATGAAGCCTGTAAAAAAAAACTTTTGGCATGGGATAAATGCAAGAAGTTTTAATATACAATTATTAATATAAATTATGTTTGAAAATTATATTAATGAACTTCTAAAAAATCTCCCAAAAAGACAATATAATTTAGATGTTGTTATTGAAGGAGGGGCTTTTAATGGATCTTATGTTTTGGGAATATTGTTGTTTCTAAAAGAAATGGAAAAAGAAAAAATGATAAAAATTAATAAAATGTCAGGTTGCAGTGTGGGGGGATTATTGTGTTTTAAATATTTAACTGATGATCTAGAGGACGGGTTGGGAGAATATTCATTACTTAGAAAATCTTTTTATACTAATCAAAATTTTAATGTAATAAATGAAAGTATTGAGAAAAATATTTCAAAATTAAGTTCAGAAAAGTTTAAAATCATACAAAAAGGAAAGTTATTTATGACTTTTCATAATAATGGAAAACAGATTATAAAAAGTGAATATAAAAATAAAGAAGATTTGAAAAAATCTCTAATGAAAACATCATATTTACCTTATTTAATAGATGGAAAATGTTATTTTAAAGATAAAGGAGCATTTTTTTTAGATGGTCTACTTCCTCACATTTTTAAGGATCGTACTCAAAGCTTAAATAACCATATTTTATATATTTCTCCAAATAGTCTTCCAAAATTAAAAAATATATTAATAACAAAAAATGAAGTTTCTGTTTATGGAAGAGTTTCTGAAGGAATTTTAGACGCTTATTCATTTTTTAAAAATGAAAAACAAAGTGAAATGTGTAGTTTTGTGAATAAATGGTCTATGAGTAATTTTATATGTTTGCGAATGAAACATTTAATCATTTATATTTTTTTATATTTGGTGCGTTTACTATCTTATTTTGGCGATAATATTTTGCCCATTTTAAAGAAAAATGATTTATACAATGGGATTGAACCAATCATAAAAAATATGTGTTCTGATATTTTTCTATATAATTGTTTCTAATGTATTATATATATGAGTTTAAATTCCCCACCCAGAATTATAAGACAAGCACAACCAAAAGATTCCCCTGTTGGTGTAGATGAACGTAGGGGAACAGCACATGCTGATCGCCCATTTGCCCGACGTCTTTTTCCAAGACCACGCCTCCCAACACAAGGTGAGCGGGTTCACAAACCCGTGCCCAGAAAAAGAAAACGAGGAAACAATAATAGTGCCAGTAAAAAAAAGCCGAAAAAAGGTGGTCGCCGAAAAAAAAGAACCAGACGCCGTCGTAGAAGACGTCGCGGCGGGCAGCCTGGACACGGGCAAATTGCGCAAAGTACAGTTCGGGTGAAACGAAGAAACGCCAGACGGGGGGCGCGTTCGCAAAAAAGCAAACGCAAACAAATACACGCACGAAATCGCGCTCATCATGCGAGGACCCAGTGGAGACAGCAAATAGCTCCTGCTGCGGCAGCACAGGCAGCGAACTTGCCCCCGGGCCTTGTAACGAATGGACAGGTTGAGGACGCAAATCGTATGCGCGCGCAACTAGCAGCGGCGATTGGAGCCATGGGCGGAATTCCTGGGCTGGCGCCGGCGCAGTTTCAACAAGTGAATGTTGGTGCAGCTCCCCACCAACAGCTCCAACAGCTCGCCGCTGATTCCGCCGCAGCTGCTCCTCCTGGGGGGATTGCACATGCATTCGCACCACCCAAGCCGCCGAAAAAGAAAAGGTGGGAAAGAGATCGCAGACCCTTGAAAGGTAGAAAAAAAGAAGGTGGAAGTCGCCGAAGAACCAGACGCCGCCGCGGAAGAGGAATTGGTGCATCAAAAACAAAGCGTGTAACCATACGAGCAACCAGGAGACCAAAAGGATCTAAATGGAAAGTCAAAAGAAAACCACCTTCTTCGGTTGGTCCACCGGTTGGCAGCTCACAAAACGACAATATTTTAAAAAATTCAAAAAAAAGAGTAGACATGATGAAAACATTCATGGAAATTCACGGTGGAAGACCTCTAGGTAATTTTATAAAGAAGAAGATAGATAAAGAGGGCTATAATGCGGCAATGGATTGGATTGTTTGGTATGAAACCAAACAATAATCAAGCGATTAAAGTCCAAATATATTCTTTCTTTTTCGGCGCGTGTTTTTACGCTTTGGTTTTTTATTTTTTTTTCTAGTATTTTTATTTTTTTCGCGATATGGATTATATCTCAAAAAATATTTTTCCCATTCAGAACTACCTCGTTTATTTTTAAGTTCATTATATTTTTTAGATTTATCAGATCTAAGATCAGAAACCGTTTTTTGTGTCCCATAACAATCAATATTAAATCGTTGCAATAAACCTTTTTGTTTCAAACGATTTTTTTGTTGAACCTTAAACATATATTCACTAATACATAAAATCCTTTTGTCATCAAAATAGGGACGATCGGTATATAAAAATGCCAAATATAAATTTAATAATGTATCAATAGTTGCTATTCTAATTTTTCTTGGTCCGCTTTTTATAACATTATAACTTAAACAACCGAGTGGTTTAAATATAAAAACGATTGTTTCTTTTCCAACAACAACTTCGTAATGTTTTCCAATAATTTCTCCAGCTTCTTTTCTTTCAATAATTTTAATTTTTTCAATTCCAGCATCTTCAAGCCTTTCTTTTAAAAAGATTGCGGTTTTTTCTGGATTTAAAGACAATACATCAAAATCGGGAACATTTGGAATTTTTTCATATCTATATCTTGGTAGATATTTTAAGATCATTTTGCTTGCTAATGCACCAAAGAACACACACCCCTGATTTATGAGAGCTTTTCTGGAAATATCAAATATTAGTTTTTCTTCATCATCTATTTCATGATCAGCATTATAAAGTCTTTGTATGTTGATATTTTCACAATCCAAACCTTTTAATGGATAATTTTTATTAAGTAAATTAATTCTTTTAAGAACTTTTTCCCACCTACTTGTGTCACCTAAAGGTCTTGAAAGTTCTAAATAAGCAAGCATTCTTAAAAAATTGGGAGGAGCATAGTATATTTGATTTATTATGAGAGCATCTCTTTGAAGATTTTTAAATAATTCTGGAACTAATTGTGTTATGTCAGCTACTGGAATAAAATTAACAAAAACTTTAAATGTTCCAGGATGCATTCCGGCTGAAGCTGTAACTTCTTCAAAACCTTGTTGTAAATAAATATCAGCCAATTTTTTAGCATCTTTCAAAGCTTCTGGAGAAAAAAAGTCATAATCGGGAATATCTACCTCTCTATCATAAAATTGATCTTCAATTGGTAAAATATTATTAATTGCAGTTCCTCCATAACAAATTCTTTTTTTTTGAACTAAAAATTTTTCAACAACGTTAATAATTCTTTTAATATCAGGATTGCTAACAATTTTTTTTCTAATTTTTTTTTGATTTCTATCAACTGCTTTTCTTAGTATTTCTAATTCTTGATCTTGAAATGACGGAGACATATATATATAAACTTTTAGAAAAGTTTTTCAAAAAATTTATATTACATCCATCCAGAATATTGCGGCATAATAATAGCACGTGGTTGAAATGATAATTCTGGATTTGCTTGTTTTGGAATAGGAATATATTTTTTGGTGTATCTCATGTTTTTGGGTTTTAAAACAAATGCAGTTCCTTTTTTTTGGAAAAAATCTATATAATAGTCAAGATTTTTATCCATATTTTGATAATTCATGCAAACAAATTGACAACCAAAGCGATGGTGTAATCCTGCAGGCACATTTTTATTATCCGAACTATAATCGGGAGTTGTAATTGTCATATTTTTTTTATTATAATCTATCAACCCTTCCATATCGTGTGTATATACAACTTCATAATTTCTTAATTGGCGGAAGAATGGTGTTGAACTAGTAAAATTTATTAATTCTTCTAATCTTGTTTTTTTGTATTTATTGTCTTTATTATCTACAATAACAATTACCTGTCCAATAAAGGCTCCCAATGGACATTGTCCGATATTTTCTCCGTGTGCTTCAAAGGCATATTTTTTATCATTTTTGGATAATAAGTTTGGAAAATTTGATTTTAATGCATCAGCAATTTGATTGTATATTTCCGATCTCTTAGATTTAATACGCAAATTTAAAAATAATGGATCGCTAGGAATTGGACAAGTAGCCGAACCCCTGCATGCATATTGATGGACTGTTTCAAAAACCTTAGTAATAGGCAAACTATTAAAAGTTCCTTTAACATCAAAACTTGCATTTTTTCCAGCAGCTACAACACAATTTCCATCAACAGAATAAATTTCAAAATCCAAACAACGCGCACCCTGTTTAATTACCTGTTTTAAGGGTTCATAATCAACATAATCAAAGAAAAATTCATTTCCGCAGCAAGAATTATAACTACTTGCAATATAATAATCCCTTAAACGATATTTGAATTCATCGCCACTTTTACTTACTGGTCGAAGCCGCGAAGCCTTTTTTTTATAAAGTTCTAATAAATTTTTATTATTTCTTTTTAATTTTCCAGTATTATAACGATATACTGAAAGAGCTGCAAATATTGTTCCTATTGCTGCCGCCCACATTATTATTAAACCAATCATTATATATAGTTTTATTAGAAAAAAATCTTTTAGCTAAAACTAAATATAAAATCAAATGTATATTTATATTAATGGCAGGAGGATTAATGACTTTAGCATCAGTAGGAGCTGAAAATATAATTTTAAATGGAAATCCTAAAAAAACCTTCTTCAAAACAAAATACAGCAAATATACAAATTTTGGAATGCAACGTTTTCGCCTTGATTATAAGGGATTGAGAGAATTAAAAATACATGAAGAAACTGAAATGAATTTCATTATTCCAAGATATGCTGATTTATTACATGATGTTTATGTTGTTTTGAATTTGCCAAATATTTATAGCCCCATTTATTGGCCATCAACATCTGTGAAACCCGAATACAATCCTGAAACTGGTGAGGGTTATGACAAAAGAGATTATACAGACGAATACGAATTTAGAGGTTGTGGATATGAATTTCGTTGGATTGAAAATTTGGGAAGTCATATGATAAAACAAGTTACTGTAATGGGGGGAGGACAAATTTTAGCCCAATATTCTGGAGAATTTATTGAATGTTTGAAAGAAAGAGATTTTTCTGAAACAAAAAAAAAATTATGGAATAAAATGACTGGAAATATTCCGGAACTAAACGATCCTGCTAATGCACATCAATATCAGTTAGATACTTATCCATCTGTTTTATATACAGGAAATGGTGAAAATGAACCTTCAATTAGATCAAGACAATTGATGATTCCTATTGAAACATGGTTTGGAACCTCATCAAAAACAGCTTTGCCATTGGTTGCAATTCAATACAATGAAATTTCAATTAAAATTGTTTTTAGACCAGTTAAAGAATTATATAGAATACGTGATGTAGAAGATTTACAATATAATTTTCCATATATTGCACCAAATCCAGGTAATGATCTTCATTCCATGTATCGCTTTGTTCATCCACCCCAAGATGAAAGGGCGGTCGCATATCCAAATAAAAGAGAAGATTGGAATGCTGATGTTCATCTTCTAGCCAATTATATCTTTTTGGATAATGATGAGAGGACATGGTTTGCAGAGACTGAACAGCAATATTTAGTACAACAGGTTTTTGAAAGAGATTATTTTAATGTCACTGGATCAGTAAGTGTGGAAATTCAAAGTAGGGATCTAGTTCCGTCCTATATGTGGAGATTTCGGAGGAGTGATGCATTTGAACGGAATGAGTGGTCAAATTACAGTAATTGGCCTTATCGTGGAATTTTACCATCACAACCTTCGAATGAAAGTAATCCTATTTTAGATGATCCATCACATAATAGATTTCCATCTCCTTCGCCCAATATTTTTGTATATACCAAAACACACAATGAAAATAAACAAAATATTTTAACCGATTTAGCTCTTGTAATTGATGGTGAATATAGAGAAAATTTACATCCTGCTTGTTTATACGAATATGGAGAAAAATGGTTGCGAACACAGGGAAATGCGCGAGATGGAATTTTTTGCTATAATTTCTGCATAGATAGTAATATGAGAGAATACCAACCTTCGGGAGCTCAAAACATGTCCACTTTTAAATCCATAAGATTAGAATTTAATACTAATGAACCCCCGATCAATCCTGAAGGAAAAAAATTTGACGTGATCTGTTCTGATCCTACAGAAACTAATCCCGGTGGTGTTATTATTGGAGTTAGAAAAAATGCCTTTGAATTATATGATTATACTTACGATATGCGAATATATGAATTTAGATATAATATTATTTCAATCATTTCTGGAAGAATCGGTTTAATGTATGCTAGATAAAAACTTGCCATCTTGATCTGGTTTACCCTTTAAAATCATTGTTTTACCTCCTCCCGAATTAAAATTGCGCGGCAATAAATTTTTTTTTCGCCAACCTTCTATGTTTACAGCATTTTCGGGCGGGTCGTAAGCATGAGTTAGCGTACAATGCTGCTTCCAGTTACACCAGTTGGGGTTCCTATTAGTGGGACCATAGCCACAATAATGACAATTTCCATTACTATCGTATTGCATTTTGTACTATAAACATTTATAGTACAAAAATCAATTTTTTATAATCTCAACTTTTTATTTGTTCTTGATCTTGATTTTGATCTTGATTTTGATCTTGATTTAGATTTGGATTTAGATTTTGATTTGCTTTTACGAGCTTTGCGAGCACATTGACAACAGTCACAGCAACTTTTTGGACACCCAACACATTTACATACACTAGGTGTTGCACAACTTCCTTTACTACTTTTTTTAACGGTCCGTGGTTGGCTGCGACGTGTTCTGCGCGTTCTAGGACTTTTAGTGCGGCTTTTAGTGCGGCTTTTAGTGCGGCTTTTA